AGCTGATATGGAATTGTTATTGTATTTAACTAAAGACATTATGATACTCCATACATTTTGATTATGCCATCATCTATATTGCCAGAACTCATTTGGAACTTTAAATTCGTTACAGGTGAAGTAGTGTTTAAATATCCAGCTACAAAAACATTTTCCATTTGGTCTGAAGTTACTGCTACAGATGATGTGCTTATAAAATGTTTTACAAATGTACTGGAACTAGGATTGAAAATTTGTAATGTTCCACTAATAGTTTGGTCATTATCTGCACCTACTTCATTAGCATTTAAGTTTTGAAAACCAGTTCCTTGTGCAATATCAAATCCAGGATGATAACCTAAAAATGTCCATGAATCTGCTTCATTATGTTGTGCAGAAAAAACAGTTGTTGTTTTGGTTACATTGTAGTTAGAACCATTATCTGTTGAGCCATTAAATGTAAAATTAAATCCATCTGTTTGAGGATGTATGTTTATAAACTTAAACACATAAGAATCATAACTAGAATCCATGCTAAATTCTAATGATGCACTAGCACTTGCAGTTTGAGATGATACTAATGTTAAAGCACTACCAGTAATAGATGCTGGTAAACTAGTGATGTTAGCTAGTGAGGAGTTATTGGCAAGGTTTATTGCCATGACTATATCCCAAAGGTTAGTTTAATTTCTTCTTCAGTTAATCCTAAAGCTAATAGTTTTTCTTTAGCAGATGCTTTTTTAGTTTCTTCGTTTTGTTGTAATTCAGAAATTGCTACTTTAATTTGTTCTTTAGTAATATTAGTTGGATTATTGTCATGCCAAATAATCTCACAAGTATCAATATCATTACCATTAACAGTAACTTGTGCATCTAATTTAAGTTTTAATATTGCTTCTGCTATCATCCTGCTATCTCCATTACTGTAATCATTGAATCTGAACCACCAGAATTTATATAAAATGTTCCAGTACCATTATCTGTTTTAAATTGTAATTTATAAGTGGTTGCTGAGGTGGTCGCTGGAGAATCTAGGTAAGTTCCACTTACACTACCAACATTTTGCCAATTACTATTAGCTGTATATCCTATTTGATTTCCTAATGAAATAAGGTCAGTTGAATTTCTTACTATTTTTATATAACCACTAACTCCAGCAGCACTTTTTTGAACATCACTTGCATTAACTAATACTAATACTTTACTTGAAGTAGAACTAGGAGTTATTGAAACTGATGCATTAGCAACATCTACAAAAGATGTTGAAGTTGTAGCTTTTCCACCAGAAAAAATTGATTGAACCACTTGTAAAACTTTACCACCACCAGCTTCAGCAAAAGTATTATCTCCTCTTAAAAAAGTTGTAGCATCTTTAGTTCCTGTTGCAGTTAATTTTGCAAGTGAAACAGTATTATCTGATGGTACACCTAAGTCTAATACATTACCTAGTATCATTACAAAATCTATAACATCACCTGTAACAAGATTACTAGCAAAGGTTAAGGTAGAACCAGATACAGTAAAAGAATCTACTGGTGCTTGAAGAATACCATTCAATGATACCAGCATATGATTTTCAGATTGAGGAGATACATTAGCTCCACCTACTTGTAGAGTGTATGCAGCTTGACCATTGACGACAGATATACTATCGCACTTTTGAAAGTTTCCTATTACTGGTGTCTTACCTATGTATGCCATTAATTAACCTTTTGGATTATTATCCTTAATTGATTGTATTCTAGTTTTCCAAGCATCAATATTGTGATAGATTTCATCTAACTGTTCATTCCATGAACCATATTGATTTCTTCTAGTTGCATCTACTTGAGCATTAGCTTCAGCAGTATTTGCAGCAGTTTCATATGATGCTAGTTGTGCGTCAGTTGGTTGTGCAATATCTAAGTTCCATTCTTTGATATAAACACCTTGACCATTACTGTCGTCTTGCAACTTAACATCATTTAAAAAATCCACATCACTAACTCCATTAGCTTTGCAGTATTCTTTTATTTTGTTACTTAGTTGTGCCATAGTTGTACCTCCTTAATTTTATGTAATTTTAAATCCTTCAAAAAAACTCCATCTTCCATCAGTATAAGTGCTACCTTGTAATACTGGAGAACCAGCATTATAAAAACATCTACAATCAATAGTATCTCCAGCTGATACATTTACAATTCCAGAAGCAGATACAAAAACATTTCCAGAATAACTGCTTTGATTTGTTTGGTTGCTCCAAATTCTTTCAGCATTATTAACAAAAATAAATCCCATAGCATGAGCATTTGTAGATGCGTTTACAAATAAACTATAATTAACATAATATTTTCCACCTTCTCCAGAAGGAACTGTAAAATTGTAATTTGATGTATTAAAACTTCCAGAATTACTTTCAAAAGCAACTAAATTCATTCTCATTTTAGTTGTTACGTTAGAAGAAAAAGACCAGTTTGCATTATTACTTGCTTTAAAAAATGGTGTATTACTTTCTCCAGCACCAGTAATAGTACCAGTAAATGTAAAGTCGTCTGCTAGGTTAAGACTTTCAGATTGTATTTTTGTTATTGCCATTATGTATCTCCAATTCTTTTAAATATAATTCCACTTCTTGTAGATGAAGTATCTCCATTTAATAAAATATTTGATGAAGGATTTGCGTTTATTTTTATTTTAAAATTAGAAGCATTTGTTACATCTAAAATATAACTTCCATAAGCAACTGTAATTGTACTATCTCCTTCAGACCTAGCAACATGAGGTGTAATAACTAATGGTGCTACATTAAAATTAACTCCATCTGTAGCTAATAAAACTGTTGTAAATATATATCTGGTATCTCCAGTTGTGTTGTTATATGTAAATTGAAAATCTAGTTCCCACAATCCAGTTTGAGGAAATGTAAAAATACCAGAGCTTTCTGTCATACCAGTTCCTAATAATGCTGGACTACAAGTATCAACTCTTTCCCAATTTGTAGTAATATCAACACCTACACTACCAGTTAAAGAAATATTAGATGTAATTCTCCATTGGTCAATAACATCAATTCCATTTTTAAAACCAGAAAACATTTTAGCACTTGTTACTGAACTATCAACTAACTGACTTGTTCCAACAGAACCACTTGGAGGATTTACTGTTTGAACAGCTTTACCTAAAAACACACAATACATATCATCTGTTGCAGATGTAGCACTTGTTAAGGTTAATGTAGTACCACTTGCAGTATATGCAGTTGTAGGTTCTTGTCTTACAAAGTTTATAAATAATGCTAACTCATTTGCATTAGCAACAGGATGATCAAGTGTGTAAGATGTAGTCGCACTTGTAGTGAAGTCTTGCTTTGCAAAACTTGTGTAACTTAATGCAGGTTGATTTCCAATAAAAGGCATTTAATCTCCTATGAACTAATTGCGTCTACTGTTGATACCCAAACATCTAATGATGAAGCTGTGTCAGATATTACTTTTAAAGCATCTCCAGATTGAACTACAAATTTAGCACCACCATCTAAAACTTGAAGTGCTGAACCTGCAGGAATTGGAGCATCTTTAACTAAGTAAATATCATTCACACCATCATTGATATAGACAGATGCAACTACAGCAGATGCTGTAATGTTTGCAACTGATATACCAACAACTGTATCGTAACTGTCTGCTGTAAATAAAGTTGCAGCAGAAGTACCTACATCGTTGCTTGTGTATCTTCTAAAGTTTTGTGCCATGTTTACTCCTTATTATAAAGCGATTGCCATTGCAATAGCAAATCCATTTGTTGCTAAATTACTTGTATCAGTAGATTCAACTACACCCCAAGTAGTTCCATTCCAATATTTAAGTACATTACTTACAGTATTAAAATACAAAGCACCATTTAATAAAGGATCTCCATCATTGTCTAAAGTTGGATCACTAGCTTTTGGTCCAAGATACCTATCATCAAAACTGTCATAAGAAGCAGCAGCAGAAGCAGCACTAGATGCGGCAGAGGTAGCAGATGAAGCGGCAGCAGTAGCTGAAGAACTAGCAGCGGATGCAGATGAAGCAGCATTGGTTTCTGAAGTCGATGCGTTTGAAGCAGAGGTACTAGCAGCACTTGCACTTGATGCGGCATTGGTTTCTGAAGTTGCAGCATTGGTAGCTGATGTACTGGCATTAGATGCTTGAGTAGTTGCGATCCCAGCTTGTGTTGTAGCAGTTGCAGCTGATGTTGAAGCGGATGTAGCAGAACTTGCTGCGTTGGTA